GGCCGGACAGCGCCGCCAAGGCTTCGGCTGAGATCATTGGCTTTCCCTTTCTGCGGTTCAGTGCGATAATTGTCATCGTCCGCGATGGAAACGCCGCCATGCCAGCGATCGTCCGGCCCAAGCAGCAAATTTTATTCTCTGACCGCCCGCGCGGCCTGGTCCAGGCCGACCTGTTGGACGCGCAGATCCACAATTTGATCGAAGCGATCCATTCCACGCAACTGGCGTTGGAGGATATCCGCCGCGACGACGGAAAATTGAAGAGCAACAGCGTCGGCCGCGAGCAATTGCAGACCGAATTAAAGCACAGTCGCACCGAAATCGACAGCGTCGAGCGTCGCGCGACGCTTGCAGCGGATAATTCCGCGCAATCGGCCGCGCAGGTGATCGCGGCCGCGCGCGATATCGATTTACGCGCTCGTGACGCCGAGGCTGCGGCCGTCTCGGCGGCGAAAATGCTCAGCGCCATCTCGCACGGCAACATCAACGCGCTCGACAGCGCCTCCGACGCGGAAAATGCCGCCGATCGCGCCGAATCCGCCGCGATCGATGCCAAGAACGACGCCAATTACAGCCACGCCCAGGCCGATAACGCGATCGCGGCGAAGAATGAAGCCACGCAGTGGGCCGAATACCTCGCCGGGCCGGTGGTGAACCCCAACGACGCGCCGGCCTACATCCAAAACCACCCGTTTGGCCACGGACTGTACTATCAGCCGGTCGAGGGTGGCCTCGCCGGCCTCTGGAGCGCCAAGTGGTGGGCGCTTTACGCCCAGCAGCTGGTTGGCCACTGGAATTTCTACTATCTCGGCGCCTGGGCGCAGCCGCCGATGCCGGGCAGTACCAATCCTGAGACCGGTTTAACCACGCCAAGCCCGTTATTGCCCGGCAGTTTCTACTACAACACCGATGTCAACCAGCTTTACATCTGGGACGGCACCCAGTGGGTTTCTCCGATCAAGTTAACGCCGGCGTATCAGTCAAATTACGTTTACGTCGCCACCGCCGGCCAAAAAACCTTCAGCGGCGCGGATTTTCACGGCAACATTCCGCTTTTGTCCGATAACGACACCGACGTGCATCTCAACGGCATCAGATTGGTCGGCGGCACCGATTACACGGTCGATAAAGCCACCAACAGCCTCACGCTCGCGGTCGGCGCCACCGCCAACAGCATGGTGCAGTGGGATCTCTTAGTTGAAGCCAGCGCCCTCGCGCCCGGCGCGATCTCGGTCTTCAAGATCAAGATCACGCCTGCGCCGGATGGCACCAATAAGAACTTCACCATGACCTATCCAAATCCGACCCTCGGCGATCAGCCGGTCGCCGCCACACAGGTGGCTGAAGTAGCAATCTCGATCGACGGCATCGTCCAGGAGCCGGCGGTCGACTTCTCCAGCTCCGGCGCCAACTTGACGTTCTCCACGGCACCTCAACTTGGCTGCCGCATGTGGGGAACTTGGCACGCCAGCGACCTCATCATCCCATGACCCAGAACGCCCGCGTTGCCCTGTGGCTGCCGACCACCGATGACGCCGATCCGGCCGAAGTCGTCACCGCCACCGGCGTCTCCGGCCTCGGCAAGGTGATTCCGACCGCGTTCGCGACCGGCGGCGGCCCGCCCGGCCCACAAGGGATCCAGGGACCGATCGGCCCGCAGGGTCCGGTCGGCAATGTCGGCCCCTCCGGCGGTCCCGGCCCAATGGGGCCGACCGGCCCGCAGGGAATCCAGGGAACGCAAGGTCCGCAGGGTCTCACCGGCCCGCAGGGGCCGATCGGCCTGACCGGCGGCACCTTCCCGGACGCGCCCAATGATGGATCGCAGTATGCCCGCATGGCCAGCCCGCCCGGCGGCTCGATGGTCTGGGCGACGGTGAGTTCGATGCCCGCGGTCATCGACGGCGGCACTTTCTGAGAGTACTGTCGCGCTGGCGCTCGTTCGCCGAGATTACGCACTGATTACGAGGGATAGATGACATCCCAATACCGCCACCGGCGCACATCCACGCCGGCGACACCGTTTCCGACGCTTGAGCCTGGCGAGATCGCGGTCAATACCGCCAACCGCCAGATCTCGGTTGGCGATGCCGCCACGCCGACGCTCGGCACGCCAAAACCCCTGTTAGCGATCCGCTTCTTCGACATTGCCGCGATCTATGCGATCGGCGACATCGTCACCAACGCCGACAAGATCTGGCGGGCGATCGTCGCCAACGGGCCGGGCGCGTTCAATGCCGCGCAGTGGGAATTGGCCGCCTCGCAGGTGACCATCGCCGCCGACCCGCCGTCCAACGCCGTCGCCGGCAGCATGTGGTGGGACAGCGACAACGGCATGCTCTACGTCCGTTACAACGACGGCGATTCTTCGCAGTGGGTGCAGGCCACGGCGATGCCGGTGGTCGACACCACCGCGTTCGTGCTGAAGGCCGGCGACACCATGACCGGCGATCTGACGATCAATAAAGCTACGCCGCTGTTGGTCCTCAATGACGTGCTTGGCGGCGTTGCCGCGGATGTCAGATTTAACCGCAACAGCAAGCGCCGCTGGTTGTGGCGTCTGAGCAATGATGCTGAAACCGGCAGCAATGCCGGATCGTCACTGTCTTTGATTGGCTACGCGGACGATGGCACCACCGCGATCACGCCGGTGGCCATGCAGATCAACCGAGCGACTGGCGAGATCTATGTTGCTAAAGATCCGACGCAGGCGGTCGGCGTTGCCACCAAGCAATACGTCGACGCCCGTGCCGGCGATGCGATGGCCTACTCCGGTATGCAGATCAACGGCAACTTTGAGATCAGCCAGGAGTTTGGCACGACAGGCGGCACAGGCAGCGGCAGATCGTTTTGCGATGGTTGGCGTTGCGCCTACGGCGGCACAATGGTCATGACCAGCGGCATTGGTGCGTCAGGACTGCCTGACAAACCAGTTATTGGTTATATTTATGCATCAACGGCGCAGGCATCGTTAGGCACTGGTGATTACGCTGCAATAACTACAACGATTGAAGGCTATCGCGCCGCCAGATTGGCATGGGGAACAGCCAGCGCACGACCGATAACTATTGGTTTCTGGTCTCAGCACACCCGTGTTGGTACTTATTGTTTATCAATTCGCAACCCAGATGCGAGCCGCAGTTATGTCGCGACTTACACACAAAATGTAATCAATGTGCCAGAATGGAAAACAATAACCATCCCAGGCTGCACTGATGGCGTGTGGGGGTATACCAACGGCGCGGCTATGACTTTGTTCTTCATGGCTGCCGCCGGTACCGCATACAACGCGCCAGCTGCGAATACTTGGAACACAACCGCATATCTATCGGTCGCCGGTCAAGTTAACAACGTGCAGGCCGTTAACGACACTCTGCGATTAATGGGTGTCGTCATTCTCCCCGGCACTCAGGCGCCCACCGCCGCGCAGTCGCCGCTGCTGATGCGGCCGTATGAGCAAGAGTTGCTGACGTGTCAGCGGTATTATCAAAAGAGTTATAGTGCGGGAGTTAACGTTGGCGCCGATGCTTCGGCTGGCGGGCTAGAGGCAAGGTATATAGCAAGTCCAGCGCCACACGGTCAGGTATACGCATCAGTTAGTTTACCAATAAAAATGCGAGCAACACCTACTGTCACCATTTATGGTTATCATGGGGGTGCAACGAAGATTTCAGATGGAGCTGGGAATGATTTAGCTGCTAATTCAGGACTTATTAGTAATCCTGGAGACGCACGATTTCACGTCGGTAATAATTCTGGAATAAGTCTGACCTTACCCGGCAACTTCATTCAATTCCATTGGACAGCGGACGCGAGGCTCTGAGCATGGGCATCAACTTCCCCAACGCCCCCGCGGTCGGCGAGCTGCACCCCACCCCGCCGCAGGCCGGCGTCCCGCAGTATCGCTGGGACGGCACCGCCTGGGTGGCGCAGTCGCAGGACCAGCTCGCCTTCGTCAAGCGCACCGGCGATACCATGTCTGGCGCGCTCACGCTGCCGGCCGACCCCGCTGCGGCTCTGCAAGCCGCCACCAAGCAATACGTCGACGCCAAGTCGTCGCTCTATATCAGCGATAATCCGCCCGTCACGCCACCGGACGGCTCGATGTGGTGGGATAGCGACAATGGCCTGCTCTACATCCGCTATAACGACGGCGCCGGCCCCTCGCAGTGGGTGCAGGCGGTCGCTACGCCGGCGATCGATAGCTCTGTGTTCGTCAACAAGGCCGGCGACACGATGGGCGGCGCGCTGACGCTGCCCGGCGATCCCGCGGTCGCGCTGCAAGCCGCCCCCAAGCAGTATGTCGACGCCGTGCGCGCCTACGCTGCGCCTTATGATGCGATCGCCTACAGCGGCATGCAGATCAACGGCAGCATGGAGGTTAGTCAAGAGGTTGGTAGTACTGGTCAATTCATCACTGCACCAGCAACAAATGTCCGTCCGTGTGATGGATGGGTTTGTTGGAGTTCACAAGCTTCTGGTGCAATGAATACGGCAGTAACGCGCACTACTGCTGCCAACTTTGTGTTGCAAAACTGCATTCAGGTAAATGCTATCAATGCGTTTACGGCAGCAACTAGCGGTGACTATTTGTTCTTGCAACAAAGCATTGAAGGCTATCGTGCAGCGCGATTGAATTGGGGTTTGTCAAGCGCGTCACCACTGACTTATGGCTTCTGGTTTTATCCTTTGGTGTCAGGCGTTATTTACGTTCGCGTTTCTAATAACCTACAAGATCGTAACTACTTCAGAGAACACACAGTTGTTGCAGCAACATGGCAGTGGCTGACTGGAACTGTTCCTGGCGACACGACAGGAACATGGGAGAAGACCAACATTCATGGAGTGGTATTAGGTATTGGTCTTGGTGGTAAGGAGACTACCCCTGCCGTTCCTAATGCATGGGGCAGCGCAATAAAGCGACAGACTACTAACTCTACTAACCTGATGGGTACAGCAGGCAACGTCGCTTACATAACCGGCGTCGTCGTCCTCCCCGGCACCCAAGCACCAACTGCGGCACAGTCGCCGACGATCATGCGTCCGTATGATCAAGAGTTGATGACATGCATGAGATACTGGGAAACGAAACCTGACGCTATTGCAAATGTCGGGGTTTGGGCAACTCATTATTACAAGGTTGTAAAGCGCTCTGGCCCTACGTTAACAACAAATCATCCAGCAGAAGTAACTGTAGGTGGAAATCTGCATGGATTTAACGCTACGACTTCGACCACTATAGGTTTTGACTGGTACGCAGACGCGAGGCTCTGATGGGCATCAACTTCCCAGCCGCTCCGATCATCGGCGAGCTGTACCCTACTCCGGCTATTGCCGGCATCCCGCAGTACAAGTGGGACGGCACCGTGTGGCTGGCGACCACCCCAAGCGCGCTGACCTATGTCCAGCGCGGCGGCGAT